ACTAATGCTGTCGCTTTCTTTCATTTCAAACCGATACGACAATCCACATTGCTGCAACTCGTCTTTGATCTGTTCTGCAATATCAGACAATGGCGTGTACTTGTATTTATGCCCCTGCTTGGTTTTCGTTAGCCGTGGAACAATCGCCTGGAACTGCGTAACGGCACTCAGATAGTCAGATTTTGCCTGTCTAGCCTCATGTCGTTCCTGTAAATCCATTAGCTTTGATAATTGGTCAAAATCTGCACCTTTTTCAATTGCCAGTTGAATGAGTGATTGTGGTGTTGCCACACTTACCACCTCCGCAGATTGCGGTTTTGCTTGTATTGCTTTATTCATTTCAGCAACCCTCCTGTTGATTTAACTTCTCATCTTTCGCTAGGTCATAAAGGTAGTCAGCACGACACTCCTCAAGCTGGATGCTTAAAACATCCTCCTCCCCTGCGATCCAATCTTCTTGGTCTGCCTCAATGCGGCTCCAAATTTCCTTTTCGTACTTATCATCATCAGTGAAGTGCGCCCACATTAATTCCTGAACTAAACCCTCAGGGCAGATGTAGTCCTCAAGAGCAACAAGGGCATCTTTGCATCGCGTGATATTAGGATGCTCTGGCTTCTTAACTACTGGCTTGTCTGCGTTACCCATTACGCTACCTCTCTAATTTCAAATCTTGGTTTAATTGCTGTGCTGAGTTTGTCTAAAACCCGCTGCACTTCTTTCATGCAAGCCTCAACACCCTCTGCATCACTAGTGGCGTACATTTCATGCTCTAGGCATCTGATAGCACCACCAATCGTTGAGCAGAATTTGTAAGGTATCCAATTAACATCACCCTTCTTTTGGGTCTTAGTGTTGCTTTGCGCTATTGACTTACGCTGCACCTGAACCTCGTGGGTCACAAACTCTATTCGTCTATCGTCACCTACAGGGATAATCATGCTGTCCCCGCTATAAGAGCCTGACGGCATGCATAGCCTTTATCGTTCATGCTTGGTTCAATGCTTTTAGCATCACCCACAGTCAGCATTCGGTCTTTAGGTTCATGCGTACAATGAACGACTAAAGCGTGTGATGGGTTCGTCTGAATAACCAGTTGCGTGTATCCCGATGTGGCGATAATTCCTGCCACTGAATAACCTAGTTTCCAAGCATCGATTAACCGTTGATCGGGGTCTGCCTTAATGTCGCAATCACTGATAAGTACATTATTAGCTTGCAGAGTTGTTACTTCTGTTCGTGCGTTCATGCTTCCCTCCTAACATTGTTTAACTCTTTCGAATCTCGCCAAGCCCTCTAATCGGCCTAGCTTTACAGAGCATCTTGTCGGGATTTATGCAGGTTCCCCAGATGACTTGTTGCGGATTACTGCGCTCTGTTGATGGTGGGTGTGCGATAGCGAATAGACACGCCACCGCTTTTTTCTATTTCTGAAACTTTTTCGTACTGCTGCAAATTTGCGGCCGCTTTAGTAGTTTTAAGGTCGCCATCTTCGATGAAGATCGAAACTTCGGAGTTTATTTTTTTCATTGCGGGACCATGTGGTAAAGAGCAATAACAAAAACTAAAATCAATATAGAATAATTCATAAAATATCCCCTTTGGTTATAACTAAATTAACAGAGTAGATATTGATAGTCAAATACGAAATAACGTTATTTACTTTGTGTGGGGTGAGGATATAAAAAAACCGCCATTAATAGCGGTTTGATTTTGTTTTTAAATTTTAATATCCATTCGTTTTAAAATTTTGGAAAGCCCGGATCTGGTTAGGCCAATATTATCAGCCACTTTTTGGATAGATGTTTGTCCATTATTACGCTCTTTAAGTTTTTCAATTTTATAGGTAATAAGCAATCGATTGATTTCGTCGGCGGTTGTTTTGTATTGCAATCGCCCAAGTGAATAATTCGCAAAGGCTTCGGACAAGCCATCATAAATTCTTTTTTCGCGTGTGAGCGGCATGAACCGCCTAGCATCCGTCTGAATTACGTGGCGTTTTGAAGAATTGAACACCAAAATTATCACTAAAATCTGAATGCTGACAGGGAATAAATACGCTATCGCTATTTTCTGATCAAAAGTGTCTGCCGCTTGGTGGGCGAGCCGCAAAAAGCCAGTTATTATCAAGAACAGCGAAATAGCAAACAAGCAATTCAACGCAGCCACTTGGCGCTCGCTTGTCTGCGCTTTGGTATAGCCAAGAATACAAACTACCAACGCAAACCAACTACTTGCGAATCCAAGGGGGAGAATTATTGACCTCAAGGGGCCATAAACAACCCCAGTTACGCCTGGCGCTATGAGATGTGACACGAACAGAGGTGTGCTTGTCGCGAAAATAACTAAGCATCCGATGAATATAATAATATTATTTTCCTTGATCCTTGATGTGGAAGAACTGCTCACCAGGTAACAATAATAGGGAAGATACAAAGAAATCGAAAGGCTAATGCCATGCAGACATCGATACACATAATGCCCAACACCCGCTTCAGTCAAAAACCGCCATCCAGCAGAGAACAATCCGTGTGCGATGCCGAGCCATAATAAGATTACCAGTGGTTTATCAGGAACTTTTTTGTATCTCAGAAACGCCAGCAGAAAACAGATAGAAACAGTGCTTAATATTGATGGAATCAACTGTGCTTTAAATTGATAAGCCGTAGCGATTATGTCATTCATCATCTTCCCCCGTTAGTTGATTTCCGACTTTAGCGAAAAAGAAAACACACGTAAAGTATATGTTCCATTTGGAACGGGGTATGGTAACAATCAGCACGGCTAGCGTGAAAAAAGAAACGTATTGACGTTATTTTGGAGATTAGTTAATTTTGATGCAAATCAACAAAAAATAAAATTATGGCTACTAAACAAAAAGCAAACATATCAATTGAGGAGCTAAATTTTTTAATTCAGCGCCTCAATCAAGAACAAGCGAAATACTTGCTGCTTATGTTGCGGTCACTTAATGTTCAGGCTGCGAAGGAAGTTGAGTGCAATAGCGGTGTCTCTTTGACTTAGTTTTTGAAGTTCGGTTTCGATTTCTTCTTTCAGCGGATCGCTAACCGTTACGCCAGCTGGCCTTTCGCCGCGATGTTCGGAATCGCCTTCCAGGTACTCCCGCGAAATGCCCAATTCATAGGCTAACAACTTGAATTTAGCGGATGGGATGCCGCGCGTTTTCCAATGATTCAAAACAACGCCACTAACGGATAGCCGGTCGGCTAACCATTTTTTAGTTTTATCTAAGCGCTCTAATTCGACCTCTACGCGGTCGAAAGCTTCCATACGTTGTTGCTTATTCACACATTTAGTGTATCACGGATAGCACTTTTTTTAAAAATTATTTTCGTGTCTTAAGAATTAATACTACACCAAACGGTTGCATTGTTATTTACTATGTGGTTATCATTCGATAATGACTGAAATACTCAAAATATTACATTTACAAGCAAACCGCACTCTAAACCTAGAGCATGTGGAGAAGTTTGACGCGATTCTAGGATACACAGCTTTAGGCCAGTGGTTGCATATGCGATCTCAAGGGTTGTTGGATTGCCAGATTATTGAAAGGAAGCTAGAGGAAAATCAAGAAACCCAAGAGTGGGGAGGCAAGCGTGAAATTAATGCCGATAGAGGAAGGGTGTTTGGCTGTAATTATAAAGTCAGGAAAAGACCCTAGAAATATACACATAGGTGGGTCTGTTGTGAGGGTAGGTGTTTGTGTTGGTGATGCCCCTAAATCAGCCAATGGTGATTATTTTTTCGCTAATGGGGTACCGATGTGGGAGATCGACATGCCTGTTTTTTTTGATTACGGAGAACAACCTGACCACCTAATGGGTGAGCCGTGTTTAATGCGTATAGACGGACTTAAAGAAGATCAATCACTAGAGCAGGGAGTGGAGTATGAAACCCAAGATAGTTAAAGAAAACGGCTTTTGGATAGTCAAATACGGGTGTCCGCCGCGCGATCAAATAGAGCCTACGCTTAAAGGAATAGATAACCTCAACAAAGGACGTAAATAGTGCCTGTAGATGAACTAATTAGCCGACTCGCGCATGTTCGCCAGGTTGGTGAGGGTCGCTATAAAGCATGTTGCCCTGCACATGATGATGGAAGCCCATCATTGTCTATTAAGGAGGAGCCAAGCGGCAAAATACTCCTACATTGTTTCGCTGGATGTGGTGCTTCTGCCGTAATGGATGCGCTTGAATTGTCATTATCTGATCTATTCGCAGAGCCACTAGACCACCACATGACGGGTAACTATAGAAGGAAGTCAGACCCCACTGTAGACGATCTTATTTTAGAGATAGGTAAGGGTCGCAGAGCTAACGGGAAGCGTCTTACAGAAGCACACAAACGCGAAGAACAAGAAGCATGGCTTAGACAGCAGAGGGCTAACTAATGGCTAGGATAAGAACCGTGAAACCTGAATTCTGGACTGATGAGGCGCTCACTGAGTGCTCCATGAGTGCTCGTTTAATGTTCATTGGTATGTTTAACTTTTCTGACGATGTAGGAAACATTGAAAGATCGTCTAAGCAGTTAAAGATGAAAATATTCCCCGCAGATAACATCGATTGCGAACCACTTGTCCATGAGTTGATGACTCACGGAATACTCATTGAATACTCAGTGAGTGACAAAAAGTACTTACATATCAAAGGTTTCCGTAAGCACCAAGTAATTAACAGGCCATCTAAATCAAATATCCCTGAATATAATTCAGTGAATGATGCAGGAACACTCACTGAGGACTCCTTGAGGGAAGGGAAGGGAAGGGAAGGGAAGGGAATACTAGAGCTACCGCTGAAAGACGGTAGCCGATGGAAACCAGAAGAAGAATTTATTGGGGAGATGATTAAAGCCTATCCGAATATTTCAGTAGAGAAAGAATTTAGTTTGATGGTGGCTTGGTTAGTTGCGAACCCCGCTAAACAAAAAACCAGAATTGGGATTAAGAAGTTTGTGAATAGCTGGCTTGGTCGCGTTAAGCCTGATGACAAAAAACAGAGCAGCACAGAAGTTCAGGAGTGTGTCGAATGATTATTCCTAACGATGTTGATTTTGAGTCATTCGCTAGATTTATAGGCGAACAGGAATCACAAGAAATTCATTCAGCAGATCATTGGCGCGATGACTTGCAGGAAGTTATGGCTAAGGGTGATGTTACTACGGGTGCATTGCTTCCCTGGCGGAACACTGAGAATAGATTACAGATTCGAGGTGGGGAGGTGACTATCTGGTGTGGTGATAATGGACACCTGAAAAGTATGGCAGTAGGCCAAGGGTTTTTAGGGTTAGCGCAGAAAGAACGTGTTGCTATCGCGTCAATGGAAATGCGGCCCACTTCTACATTGTCTCGTATGTGCCGACAAGCTGCGGGTAATTCAAACCCAAGCCCTGAATACATCGATAAGTTCATGGATTGGAGCCACGACAGGATGTTTATATACAACCAGTTAGACTACGTTCCTATGGTTCGCATATTAGGCATGGTTTGGTATGCCGCGAAAGAGTTGGGATGCAAGCATATCTTGATAGACAGTTTCATGATGTGCGGTGTTGCAATGGATGGTAACGGTTCACTCACTGCTCAGACAGATTTTATGAGTCGGTTGTGTTGGTGCGCTAAGACATTGGATTGTCATATCCACCTAGTAGCTCACTTCCGAAAGCGAATAGACCGAACTCAGATTGGCAGTCGGTACGATATTTTTGGGGCAAGCCAAATATCTAACCTCGCGTTCAATGTGGTTATTTGTTGGAAGAACGAGGTGCGGGAAAGCGCCCGAAACAAACTCAGACACAATCAAGCTTTAAACGACCACGAATCTAAGGAATACGAGGAAGGTAAGGATTTTATTCTCAAGATTGATAAACAGAGAAACGATAAGTTTTTAGGGAAATTAGGTTTCTGGCTACACGAGCCTAGCTTGCAGTTAGTTACTCAGCGCGACGCAAAGCCGGAGGTTATGAGCCTATGACACCTAAGCAAAAAATATGGAAACAACTCACACAGATAGAGCGTGATTTTGTCACTGAAATGACTGATTACGGGGTCAAATCAATCCGTGTGTATCGAAACGATGGTTCGGTATTTATTTGGAGTGAATTAGTGGAGTTAGAGAATGGGAATAAATAATCTATATAGCCTTGTTGTTGAGAGCAAGGAGCCTTGTGATGGCTGTGTTCATTTTAATAATTGCCGAGACTTTGAATTGGCTTGTAAACCGTTCTCAAGGTGGGTCAAAACAGGTAGTTCAGGAACCTCTGAAAGGACGCCCAACAACGACACTTACAGAGACGTTTATAGGGATTATGATAATGGGTAGACGCGCTAGGGTTTGGTGGAAAGAAGGGCGCAGATTAACCATACAAGACGTTGTTGACATTGTGGGATGTTCTTATCCAGCAGCTAAATATCGACTCCAACGATACGACACACTGAAAGCGATTTTAAGACCTACTGGAAGCTATCAGTTTCGCAAATTTGTGCTGGATGATGGGAACGAGTATTTATCCACTGAGATTGCGAAAATAGCGGGAATTTCTACAGAGACAGCGCTTAAAAGATTGAAAGACCCTCGCCCATGTTCACAATCATTTGAGTGGGTGACTAGGCCAATAGATACACGAAAAGCCAGAGGCAAAGATAAATACGAGAGAAAGGGTAGGGAAGCCCCACTACCAAAGGCGTGTGACTATTCTTCATTTTTACCAGCACCATCGCAGTTGCTTTAGGGTGGGTGTGCGTGAACTCTCACTGTTCAGCGGGGCCGGAGGCGGAGTCCTTGGAAGTAAAATCCTTGGGTGGGAAACCATCGGCTACGTTGAGTGGGAAGATTATTGCCAAAAAATTATCGCGCAAAGAATCAAAGATGGAATCTTCGACAACGCCCCAATATTCGGCGATATCAGAACATTCCTCAGTGAAGGGTACGCCAGAAGATATAGAGGCTTGGCTCAAATTGTCACTGGAGGATTTCCGTGTCAACCATTTTCAGTCGCAGGAAAGCGAGAAGCCTCAAACGACCCCCGAAATATGTGGGAACCAACGATGGAAGTTATCAAGGCAGTCCAGCCGCCCATTGTGTTCCTTGAGAACGTACCAGGATTGCTTTCAGCAACAGTGGACAACGGAGCAGGGCGATCTATTCACTACTTTGGAACTATTCTCAGAGACCTGGCCGAAAGCGGGTACGATGTTAAATGGTGTGTGTTGGGAGCAGATGATGTCGGAGCGCCACACCACAGAAAACGATTGTGGATACTCGGAGTTCATACCGACTCCGAATACAATGGATCATTTACCAGTGAGGAGCGAGGAAGCGATGGAGCGCCAATTCTCAACGAGCAGGAAGGGGAGAACAGCACCAGGAAACTTGAGGGAGTGGATACACCCAAATATGTGGCCCACACCAAAAGCCTCAGACCCAAATCAATCTGTGACAGAAAAAGAAATAAAATCGAAAAAAAAGAGGGGTTACGGTTTGAGCCTCCCTCAGGCGGTGAAAGCCACAATGTTCCCGACACCAACAGCAGCAGACAATCGGGATCGTGGTGGGCCTTCGACCCCAGCGATAGCCAGAAGGAAAGAGAAAGGCAAGAGCATCGAGTTGAGCATGACTGTAGATGGGGCGTTGAATCCCATGTGGGTCGAGTGGCTGATGGGGTGGCCGATAGGTCATACCGACTTAAAGCCATCGGAAATGGACAAGTTCCAATCGCAATGGCTACAGCCTATGCAATCTTATCTAATGAGTTTATTGGAGAATTAGAGTGACATTCCAACCAGGCATCATCCAAGTAAAAACCTACTTCATCATCCAAGAGCATGAAGGCACTCGCTGGCACTTATACGAAAACAGGCCATTGCGTGAGGATGAAATACCAGAGGGTAGAGCTTGTCGATACGAGCCTAAACGATTGGGATTATTCGATGATTACGTGGATGCTCATAAGACTTACTCAGAGTTGCATAGGCGCGAGTTGAAACAGGGGTTTGATAATGGCTAAAGAGTGCGCTCAATGTGGGGAGAAAAACCCTACACCTATGCAAAAGACTTGCGGGTATGAGTGCGCTACAGCATGGCTTAAATCTGATGCTGGAATAGCTGCGCAGGAACGATTGAAGGTTGCTAGAGAAAAACGTGCAGCAAAACGAGAACGCAAACGCCTGAAAGAACGCAAAGAAGGTGTTTTAACTAAGGCTGAATGGCTCAAGAAAGCACAGCATGAGTTCAACCGATTTATACGCCTGAGAGACTACTCAGAGCCGTGTATAAGCTGCCAACGTCACCATGAAGGCCAATACCACGCCGGACATTATCGGAGTGTAGGCGCAAGCCCTGAAACTAGATTCGATGAGGATAATTGCCATAGACAATGCGCACCTTGCAACAACCACTTGTCGGGAAACTTAATACCGTATCGAGTGAACCTGTTGGTGAAGATTGGACAGGAACGAGTAGATAGAATCGAGGGAACACACTTGCAACACCATTACACGATTCCAGAGATTAAAGAAATTATCAAGGTCTATCGAAAGAAGGCTAACGAGCTAGATAAACAACTTAAAGCGAGGGTGAGCATATGAATAATAGGTTCTTCTATTTCCATCAGGATGATGGTGTGTTTTGGTTCAGACTTTTTGGGCATGGACTTTCCTTTGTTAACCGAAAAAAACACAAGGAGTTGTTTTCTCAAAGATACGGCTACACAAAAACTTTGCGTATAGGTGGTTGGTCGGTTCAATCTCTCCGACGGTGCAGTGATGACAGCTAACCTAAAAAACAATCCTGATTCTCACTATGCTTTAAACGCCTGGGGCGGATGGTGTAGAGGTCGGGATGTCGCTGAGATTGAGTCAAAAGGTTATGGCGGATGTATTGAGGGTCGCTTGTGTGGATCAGGCAGTCGTATATCCGATGGCGAATTAGAAGATAGGGCTGACAATCAATTTCATGCCTACAAAATGCTCGCTATACATGCCCTAATAGACGCGCTAGAGCCTCGTGACAGGTATTTATTAGTTTGTCGATACAAGGAGAGGGAAAAGGACGATGAGGGATACTACAAGCCATATAATCACCGATATGCTGCTGGCTTATTCCGGCGAAGCATGGGCGCAATGGTTAATGGGATGGGCTATGACGGATTGCTTAGAATTGCTCAAAATCGGTTTAATGAGATATATCAAACCACTGTATGAGATTACTTAAACTTAATGATATATACAGTATAATTACTTGTGCTAATGTGCTATTAGCGGGTACAATGGGGTATACCTTGTAGGCACCCTCGTGCGTATAAGAAACATAATTGTCTAAGCTGCCTTAATCGGTGGCTTTTTTGCGTTTATAGACATCACTAATCTTGCTCTTGGCGTGAGGTTAGTATTTACCCATAGACCAAGTATCAGTATCAAGAACCATCTAGTCGCGGAGCGAGAAATTGGCTGCGACGCACTCAAAACTTACAGGACAGGCTTAATTGCTTGTGGTTTTGCTGTGGACAGACAGGGGATGACTTCCTACACGTTCAATAAGGTAAGGAAGTGAAACAGGTTTTAATGTGACATGGCGGAGGTAGCATATAACCGTAGCGCCTAATCTACGTGTAAGCACAAATTTGCTAATTTTGAATTAGCTGGTCGAGACTCATCCACTTTACGGATACCTGATAACGTTTCTTGATTGTTAAGTGTAGACAGTGCTTAACAGACCTTATTGAATACCTAGTTTAACTAAGTATGGTCACAGGTAGCCTGTCTTGTCTTTGCTCGCCTAGAATTTATGAAAATGGCTGATTATCGCCCTGTCTTGGTAATCAGCAAGTTCCCCGTAGAGATACGGGGTGCGATAAACGGAGAATAATTATGGGAAAGAGTTTTGATGGGGAGAACGTAGATTATTCATACAAGAATATTATACCCCTAGAAAACAGTTCCCAGGATTCAACCGATAAAAACAAATACCGCAGACCAGTAGAAACTTCTAACAACACAGATTATTTAGAGATTTTTAGTCCTGACGGTGTGACGCTACCAACACAAACGCTAGATTAACGGCGCTTCAGAAGATCATTACATATATACGGGCCAGCACGGCCAGAGCCATATCGGCATTTCAGTGAAAAGTTCTGAGCGTCTATTTATATCAAACTAGGTTTAGCGACCGAAAGAGAGGGCACATCACCCTCTTTGTTTGTTTTTTTAGTGATGAAACTTGGATGGAGTTTATGAAAAAGAAAATAACACATGAAAGGCTGTTGGAATTACTTGAATACAATCCTAAGTCTGGAATATTCCGGTGGAAGGACTCACGTAATGGCCGTTTAGATATCGGCTCGATTGCTGGCACCACCAATCGAAAAGGTTATCGAGCAATTTGTGTTGATGCAGTAGTGTATGGCGCGCATCGACTTGCTTGGTTTTATACTTATAAGTCGTGGCCTAACGGGCAGATTGACCACATCAACCATGATAGGGCGGATAACAGATTAGGTAATCTCCGAGATGTTTCTGCTTCCGAAAACCAAAAGAATCAAAGGAATCGACCTATAAGCAAGGACAACCCTAGTGGTGTTCTGGGGGTTTATTGGAGGAAGGGCCAAAATAAATGGGGCGCGCGTATTAAGCATCTAGGGCGTGAGATGCACTTAGGGTGTTTTAACTCATTAGAGGAAGCTACCCGTGTTCGCAAGTCGGCAGAAGTTGAATTTGGCTTTCACGAGAACCACGGATTGAATTAATACACCTACACACCTTCTTTTACCTCAACACTAATTTATACACACAGTACACACCAGTGAAACCTCGCGTATCCCTACACAACAACATAGCGATAATAAGCTATCTTGGAGTAAGCATACTTGCTCATAAGGATAAGGTAGATGAGGGTATATGGGCGGTAATGTGGTGGTTTTACGGGAATGAGTACACAACATAAATGCTTGTAGGAGGGCAGAGTGACAGCACGTAAACGAAAGGAAGGCGAATCATTCCAGGATTACCGTAAAGCACTAAAGGATGAGGATTGGCTACAGCGAGGATTAATGCAAGCTAGGCCAGATCATCGAACTGAGAAAGCGAAAGTGACCAGAGCAAGAATGGTTGCTGCGGCGTTTGGGTAAGGTTATGGCTATCAGTGTTTACTATCCTTACTACGATATATACGTGGATATAACCGCACCTAAACCGTTCCTGCCGATGATAGCTAATCACTTTAGGACGCTTGAGAAGCAAAGATTAAACGCAGCATGGCTAAACATACCAGACCAAGACTACATACAGCCTAGTAATAACAATGACCAAACTAACAGATAAACAAGAAAGATTTGTTAGCGAGTACCTAATAGATTTAAACGCCACACAAGCAGCGATACGTGCTGGATACAGTGAACATACTGCTAAAGACATAGGGAGTCAGAACTTAGCAAAACTATACATAGCAGAAGCTATCTCTAAAGCAATGGATGAGGTTAAGGAGCGCAACAAAGTCACGGTAGACGAGATTACAGGGATGCACAGGAAGGCGTTTGATATGGCTGAAGAAAAAGAGAATCCTGCTGTGATGACAACATCCGGCAATAACCTAGCCAAGCTGCATGGATTGATTGTGGATAAGCAGGAACAAGTGGGTGATTTCGTAGTAAACATACATGGGGAACTCGCAGACGTTTAGCCTCACTGACAAGCAGAAGGAGGCAATGGACTGTATTACGTCCAAAGCTAAACACAATGCTCTAGGTGGGGGGTCACGGTCAGGTAAGACTTTCTTACTGATGCTGGCTACGATTACCAGAGCGCTCAAGGCAGACAACAGTAGACACGCAGTATTCAGATATAGATTTAACAGTGTGAAGGCATCGGTGGTGCTAGATACGCTGCCCAAAGTCATGAAGCTGGTTTATCCTGGCTTATGGGAACGCTCGAAGCTCGATAAGACAGATTGGTACATCACTCTACCTAACGGTAGTGAGATTTGGTTTGCTGGACTAGATGACAAGGATCGTACTGAGAAGATTCTTGGTATGGAATTTGCCACTATCTACTTTAATGAGTGCAGCCAGATACCTTACGCATCGTATATCACGGCTAAGACACGATTAGCGCAGCAATGTGGATTGAGATTAAAGTTTTACTTTGACTTTAACCCACCGAGTAAGCGCCATTGGACATACAGAACATTTATCAGCCATATCGATGTAGATACTGGCAACTTGCTACAGAATCCAGAGGATTACACATACTTTCTAATTAACCCTGAAGATAACCAGGACAACTTAGCGAGTGAATACCTAGACATACTGAATAACCTACCTGAGAAGGCTCGTAAACGCTTCTTGCTAGGACAATTCAGTGATGATGATGACAACACGTTATGGACTGACGAAATGCTGGCTAAGTGCCGGATACTCGGTCAGATCACAGACGTTATCCCTGAGTTTATACGCATCATTGTTGCGGTTGACCCTTCAGGTTGTCGTGGTGCTGATGATGAGCGTTCAGATGAGGTAGGGATTGTAGTTTGTGCGCTAGGTGCAGATGGGAAAGGGTACTTAATAGAGGATTTGTCAGGCCGTTACAGCCCTGAGAAGTGGGGCAAGGTAGCTACTGATGCTTATGACCGTCACGGAGCAGACAAGGTAGTTGCAGAGATTAATTACGGTGGCGCGATGGTGGAGTCCGTCATACGCGCTAGTAATCCCAACATTGCTTACGGTGAGGTTAGAGCTTCACGGGGCAAGACAGTACGAGCAGAGCCTATAGCGGCTTTATACGAGCTAGAAAAGATTCGTCACATTGGTTACTTCCCTGAGATAGAGGAACAGCTAACCGCTATGACAACCAACGGGTATATGGGTGTTCGATCACCTGACCGAGCAGACGCGATGATATGGGCTTTTACTGAGCTATTTCCACGCATGACTAAACGAGATAATAAGAATAAAAATCGTGATATTACCGTACCTACAGCTTATAGCGCCTTTTCATGAATAGCATTAAGGCGCGACCAAACACAGCCGAGCAGTACAAGCAGGATTTTGAGCTTGACTATAACGCTACCGCAGAGCAGCGCGAGAAAGCTAATGAAGAAATACGCTTTGCTGTAGTCGCTGGTGGACAATGGGAAGGCTATCTTGCTAATGAGTATGAGAATCGTGCCAAGCTCGAAGTGGATATGTGTTCCGAGCATTTATGGCGCACGTATGCTGATTGGACTGATAATCGGATGGGTGTTAACTACTCACCTGATGATGACGCGACTACTGAGGAAGATGCTGAACTGCTAGACGGATTGTACCGCAGGGATATGCGGCGCAGGAACGGTCAGGATGCGATTGATACGGCTGTTATGGAAGCAATGGCTGGTGGATTTGGTGCGGTTATTCTCAACACTGAGTACGTTGACGAAGATGACCCTGACAATCTACACCAGAACATAGCGGTTACTGAGTGTCCTAACGCTTACGCTAATGTCATATTCGACTCCGGCGCACGACGTAAGGATAAATCAGACGCAAGACGCTGTACTGTACTGACACCGTACACACGGGAAGTATTCGAGGAAATGTGGCCGGATGCGAACGTATCCACGCTACAGCCTAGAAGCAAGACATCGTTTAACTGGAATACAAACGATTTAGTTTACGTTGGTACGCGCTATGAGATTGAGAAGAAGCGCACATTAGTTGCGAGTTACTACAGTGTAGACGATAAGGAACTAATCCATCTCTACGGTAAAGAAGAAATTGAACGTGAGGAGCCTATGCTTCTCGCTAGTGGGTACAATAAGACCCGCGAAAGATACATCAAACAGCGCCAGGTTATTAAAACGATATTCACTGGTGACGAAATACTAGATAAGCCTAGCCGTGTTGCGGGTAAGTATATTCCTGTAATCCCTGTCTATGGTTATCGAGGGTTTGTTGACGGTGTTGAGTATTATCACGGTGTAATCCGTAAGCGTATGGACTCTCAGCGATTGCTGAATATGTCTGTATCGTTAGCGGCTGAAGGTGCTGCACACTCACACGAAGGCAAGATGATATTCACGCCTGAGCAGGTGAGCGGATTAAAAGGAACTTGGGCACAGAACTTACACCAAGCACCTTACGCCCTAGCTGATCCTGTTTATGATGAGACTACAGGTGAGATTAAGCATTTAGGGCCAGTTGGACAGATACCAGGTTCTACGCTAGCCCCTGCTGCTGCATCCCTTATCCAGATGACGAGTGAGTTCATTCGCATGGGTACAGGTGGATCACCGCAGGACATTGCAGACCCTAACGCGAGTGGTAAGGCTATCAACGCCATTATCAAGCGCGTAGATAAGAACACACAGCCTATATTCGACAACATACGCTCAAGTCTTAAGCACTTTGGCAATGTATACCGATCACAAGCGGCTGAAGTATACGGTGGCTCAGATAACTTTGGGCGCATCGTTCAATTAGTTAACGATAAAGACGCGACAACACCTGTCAAGCTATTAACGCCTAGACCTGATAAGTCGGGTGTGAAGTACCTTAACAACGCCTCAGAGGGTTCATTTGAAGCGATTGTGGATGTTACTAAGGAATACAGCACTCAGCGTGAGGAAGGCGTAGAGGCGCTTAAAGACGTTCTATCGGTAATGCCACCTGAACACCCATTGTTTAACGATACGTTAGGCGAGGTCATTCAGTTGCTACCGAATCAAGGATTGGGCGCATTGCAGAAGAAAATACGCAAACAGCAATTAGCTGAAGGTGCAGAACCTGAAAGCGAAGAAGAACAGAAGATTGTAGAGCAACTAAGCCAGATGCAAGGTCAAAAGTCTCCTAATGATTTATTGATGGAAGCTGCGGCTGCTGAACAAGAGACTCAAGCTGCTATGAACGCAGAGAAGATCAACGGTATGCAGTACGACAATCTGAAGAAATTAAAAGACGCTGAGAAGGTGCAAGTAGAAACCGCACTTTTACAGGTCGAATTGAAGGAAAAGACAGCTAACGGTCAGGCCAATGCGTTAGCAGCTAGGTAACTAGCACTACTCCCGTCCAGAGGTTAATGGGCAACTGAACTACACAGTCACTGTAGGTTTACTCTAAATCGAGGTTAAAGATGACAGAAGCAGCGAGTAACGCTGAGGGCACTGCTGTGCCTGAAGAAACGGTAATTGAAGAAGTTGAAGTAGAAACTACTGAGACTGAAACGGAGAAAGAAAACAAGCCAGCACCTGAAACTATGCCGACTGCGGCTCACATAGAGCAGAAGAAAAAGTGGAAGGAACGCATTGACAAGACTGAGCGCGAGGCAGAAGCCAAAGACCGAGAATTAGAACTTCTCCGGCTGCAAGTCAAAACGCCCGAAGTTGTTACTGCACCAAACGAGCTTGATTTTGATAATCCGAAGGAATACCAGCAAGCACTCGATAAGTACGTTGAAACAAAGGCACAAGCAAGTGCCAAGCAAGTCCTAGAGCAATACTCTAAAACCGAAGCGCAGAAGGTTGCGCAAGCGGATTATGAGCAACGCTTTGAACAGGGGCTTGACGCGCATTACAAGAGCGCAGCGGATCTGAAAGCAGATGACTTTTCCGATACTGAGAACATTGCCCGTCAAATACTAGGGGATGAGGTCAGCAAGGAAGTAATCACCCGTTACACAGGTACGTCTGCCGCTATGTTGTATTCGCTCGGCAAGAAGCCAGAAGAAGCTCAACGGCTTAAAGAAATGTTCGCCACTGACCCTACAGGGTTGGTGATTGAGTTGACCCGATTATCTGACCGTTTAAGCGCTGCACCTAAAACCCTAAACGCACCACCACCTGATGAACCACTAGAGGGCGGTCAAGCATCGACCATGACCTGGGAAAAGCGAATCGATAAGGCTCGCGCAGACCAGATCGCAGGGAAGATAAGCATGAACGAACTTATAGGGCTGAAGCGGGAGGCGCGTGTAGCAGGGGTTAAATCTTAATCCTAAAGGTGTAAATCATGGCGAATAGCCTATCTAAAGTCGAGCAAATTGCTTGGGAAGAAGCGTGTGAAGCGTTTGAAGCCAACAATGTGTTCGCAAACAATGCGGAGGTTTACAAGCCTGACGCAGGGTTTGCTGAGAGTGCCGGACAGACAATCCGGATGCCTTACGCATACCAAATCCAATCCTCAACAGGTCTGGATGTTTCATCTGACTACAAAGATATTACGGACATCACTGTTCCTATCTCTTTGTCTGCCAGTGACATCAAGAACGCATCGTTCACCTTGTCAGCTATTGAAGGCAATGTGAACACACGCGTTTCA